ACCCTCGTGGATTGGGCAGCACATAAATATATTATCCGCAACCTGCTCATACTCCAAACTAAAATCGTCTAAAAGTATCTCTGGGTTGTCAAAAATTATTTGTTTAACCTTTTGAAGGTCAAGGGTTTTTGGTGAACTCATCTAATCCTCTTGTTCGGTGTCAAATGGTAAATCTGATCCCTCGATCATACCACCTTCAGGAGACGAGCGAATCTCATCTCTAGTTCTTAGTTCGTACAACTGTGCGTGAGAACCGACCATGTTCATGTTAATATAGTTGCCGTCTAGTAAGCCAGCACCATGTCTAGCTTTTAACGTTACCAGTTTTCTGTTACCTGAGCTTGGGCCGTCCTCAGCCAGCTCCTCTGCTGATTTTAACTTAAATATGGAGAACGATGTGCATAGCCAAATGAGTCTGTCAGATCCACTTACAGCGTCCGTAGATTCTTTTGTGATTCCGTCGCGATTCAGTTGAACGAAAGATAGGCATGGAAAATCAAACTTAACTGCTAAATTGTGAAGGTTGGTTATTTGAAACCCGAGAGCCTGATATTCTTGGACGTTGTGAGAGAGGGAGCCAGATGACATAAGTTTAAGATAGTCGTAAACAACTAAGCAGTCGTTTGTTCGACCGTACTCATCTTGTCCCACCTCTTGAATAATCCATCGCTTAATTATATTGATGATAGATTCAAACGGTGCTCCAGACACGCTCACATAGGTGTACGGAATGTCCCTAATTTCTTCCATAGCCTTCTTGACTTTGATGAGCTTTTCATCGTCTTCAGAAAACTTTCCAGTAGAAACTTCTTCAATTGGGACACCGCTAATATTAGAAACGATTCTATTTAAATGGTCTTCTTTACACATCTCTGTGTCCAGCATTAAAACTGGTATGCCCTTACGAGCGTTGTTCAGTGCAACATTGTCGGCAAAAACAGATTTTCCAACTCCCGGTCGTGCGGACACAAGGTCAACACACTTTCTGCGTAACCCTCCTCCTACCACTGCGTCAAAACGAGGGAAGCCACTAGATATGCCGATTTGGTCACACTTGTTTTCGATCAAAAATTCTAGATACTCATCGATATCATCGCCAAGCTTTTCTGGTTTTTGTCCAACGTCGTCTTCGCGTAAAAATTCCATGATCGGACTCTCCACGAGGGCGATAATTTCATCAATACTTTCATCGCCTTTAATCGAGTCTACATCTCTTCCGATCTTACTGGCGATGCGTCTAGCTTTTCTGGCAAATTCAAACTTCTTTATCTGTGCGGCAAAATGTACTACGTTCTCTTTCTTGATTGGGAACTCCATCAAGGAGTCGATATACTCTAGCTCACTTTTAGTTTTAATTGTTTCTGATAGGTTCAGTTGTTCAGCAGCAGATAAAATTGCTGGGAGATCAACGTGTGCTTCACTTTTTAGTATCTTCTCAACACACTTGTAAATCACTTGATTGTTTTGGTGCGTAAAGCTACTATGACTTAAAAAGTCAGATATTTCAACATATGATTCGAGACCATAGGCAAACAAACCAGCCAAAACAGCCCGTTCCGCACCTACGTCCGCTAATTTAGAATCCATTTTATCTTCCTGTGCAACGGTTACATCTTGTAAATTCGCCATATACTAGGCTTTGACTAATACTGAAACTTTTACCACAAACGTGACATTCAACTGTAACCTTATCGGGTTTACCACGTTTTCGAGGTGTTTTCATGTCCTCAAATTTTTGATAATCAAAGTCGGTATCCTTATCTTCGCCCTTATCTTTCCATTTATTCTTTTGGAACTTTACTGGGCTTCTTCCGGCTACACCTTCCTGTTTTCTATCAACCGAAAAATCTTCTTTGACCTTTTGGTGAGGAGGAGGCTTCGGTAAAGCCCTCTTAGGATTTTCGCTCTCACTTGAGGACAAAAGATCATCTGTAAGTTTCTGTCTTTGCTCTGGGGTTAACCCTTCAAGTAGTTTCTTTAAAATATCACTCATCTTCTTCTACCTTTTTCCATTAGAATGTCGGCCTTTCTTCTTATATTATATTCTCTACTTACAAGTTTTGCAAGCCTTCCTTTAGCTACATTTTTCCAGTCGTCAATTTTACGTGCCAAGTCATTCCCCTTTAAAATATTAGCAACTTTAATTTCGTGTTTCGCTATTATGTGTGACATATCTTCCATCTCTGTTGAAATTATACTGTTCAGGCTATTTTCACACCAGTTAACAACCGTTTCTTGGCTAGCCTTTTCGCTCGCAACGTGGTCGGCATATTGGTACATCATGAAAGCATAATTGAAACATTGATCTTGCGTTAACTTGTCTAGGTTATCTAATGATAGCTCCTCTGCCTGCTGGAATTCATTAGAGGTGTTTTTTGGTGCCTTTAGATTTTTAAGTGATATATAATCATCTATGCCATCTAAAAATTCTTTTAGTCTATCTGCGGCGTTCAAGTTGTTCTCTCCAATATTCTTCAGTGCTATCATATTTTAAAACTATCAACTCAATACTATTGAGCTCACACCACTCCACTTTGATTCTGTCTCTGGTTTGTGCTTGTAAAAACCCAGCCTTGCTTTTATGGAAGAATGGCACATATTTATAATGCTGTTCTCCATGAACCTCTACGCCGACTTTAATATTGGGAATGAAAAAGTCAAGGTATAAAACAGATCTTTTTGCTGGGTCTCTAGACCCGGGAAGCTTAACCTCTTCTAAGATACTATAACCATTAAATAACTCGCTTATGACTCCTCTGGCTAGGATATGATATTGAGACCTCTTACCCCTGTGGTTTCTGATATATTTTTTAAGGTCAAGATTATATTCACGACCGTTGAAACCGGTAACTTTCATAGCAACACTTCTCTAATTTGATCATAGAGAAAATCACAAATGGTAGGGTTCTCTTCTAGAAAGGTTGTAACCCTTTCCATCCCCTGAAATTTAAATGCTTTTTCGGCGTCTTCTACTTTGTTGTCAAGCATCCAGCTTTTAATTACGGGGTCTTCTTGGTTTTCGATACAACTAATCATAGCATACCAAGCACCGCTACGCTTTATTAGGCTAAAGTCACAACAGGTCTGTGCGACCTCTTGGGCCTCATCAATCCCTACGCCGTAGCGAATCCAGCTTGCTGCTGTGGAATTTGGGACACCTCCAGCAGCAGACGTTTTAATAGTCCAGTTCGCAACTTGGCCGATGTGGTTACCACTATCCTTGGGTACTTCCCATTTGCCACGGTGGGTAATCACCATGTTGGTTCCAGCTTGATACTGAAGCATATTTCCGCAGTCAGCCATTTTTGCTGGCGACCATCTACTTCCACCCGTGTTGGCTATGTTGTGAGTAACAAAGATAACGATTGCCTTCATTCTAGATACGTCGCCGCTAATACGTTTAAAAAACATAGATAGTAGGCGTGGTAAAGCATTACGAACTCCGGTGCGAATCTCTCCGTCTAGCTCGTCTTGTGGAACCATGCTGGATGTAGAATCTACTATAGCCACGAGATCTGGAGTGTTTTTGATGTATGTCTCTAGGATATTTAGATAGTCTTCAGCAGACACGAGAGGCTTCTCGTCTGTTGCCTGAACGATTTTTATAGCGTCAACGTCAAGGTTTTTGATCCCATTGAAGTTTTCTTTAGTCAACCTTCCTTCGGTATTGAAGTAAAAAATATTCTTTCCAAGACCTTGTGCCTTAGCTGCAAAATAGAGAGCCGTAGTTGTTTTACCCGTCTTTGGGTCACCTGTCATTACTACGCAAGTGCCCTCTCTTATCCCTCCTCCTAGGGCGATGTCTAAAGCCGGAGAGATACCGAGAGTTTCAAAGCTCTCAAGGGTCGCAAGGACTCGGCTGCCAGACTCAATGATAGTCCCGTACTTCTTGTTGATCTGGTTACTGATTGGGTCGTTTTCAAACTCTGTTTTAATCTTCTTCTTCTTTGCCATGTTCAATATCTCTCAATGTTTTAAAAATATTTTTCTTCCCGTACTTCTTACTCTGGTGCTTTGCGTCCGTCTGAACTTTGATGTCTTGCTTCTTAGTTGCCTGCCCATCTAATAATAGCTGGTACTTCTTTATTACACCAACAACTTTTGGATGATTAAGAGAAAAAACACCTCGGAATTCGGAAGAGTGAATAGCTTTCACTAACGCTGCCTCACTATACTTCTTAAGGAGGTTGTTCGCCGAGATCAACTGTCTCTGAAAAGTCCAGTCCCAAGGTTTTTGGTTCCAAAACTTGTACGGTAAAGAGCCCTCGTTTTTCTTTTCAGAGTTTCTGATGCACATAATTTCTGCAACGTAAGCGGCACAGGTGCAATGGTCTCCGGTTGTCTCGTGTTTGTATTTACTCTTTTCGGTTCGTTTTCTTTTTTTCATTATGTATCATAGCCTCCTCAAAGCATTGGCTTAGGTCGTCTACCATTTCTTTTTCCATTATTAGTTCTGGGACAAGCCACATTTGTTTATGCATTTTTTTGTCCTTGAGAACCCCTACTGTGTAGTAGTTTGCCGATGGTCCGCCCATCGTACCCATAACAGATCTAACCAGATATAAACCGTTAGCGTTATCAACATCTATTATACACTTGTGTGACCTGAATTGCAAGTGTAAATCTTCAATAAAGACAAAGTTTTTTTCACAATGACTCTTTACCCCTTGCCAGTCCTTGTAATCCGAAAAGAAAAAATGTCTCCCATCCCCAGTCATTACCTTGATCCACACAACATTGATGTCGCATGTTTGATAATGCTTGCTCCATTTTCCTTCATCCATTGTTGTCACCTATTTTTTGATAGAGGTTACGCAGCTCGGTCTTTGCTTGCTTGTGGTAGACCTTTTGTCGTCAGCCATTGAAGACGCATTCTCGGTCATCACAGTAGCACCCTTGTCGTTTCTCGCAAACTGTCGATACAAAGGTGTCTCCTTTTGTGATTTGGGTAGGCTGCTAACAAATGTTTTAATAATAGACTGTGCCCTGTCTAGATCTTTGCACAAGTCCTTGATATCAAAATCTTTATGGTGTTCTATGTAAAATTTTTCTGCTTTGCTTAGTGGTCCTTTTTTAGTCATTTAAAAATCCCCTTTGTGCTTTCGTTAAATAA